CACGGCGCTCACCGCGATTGCGTGGCACGACCACGACCGCTGCGCCTACGTCGTGGAGTCGGAGAGCGAACCGGGATTCGACATCACGGACACGGCTCAGTGGATTCGCCGCTGGATGGAAAAGTATTCGGCGGACATGGTGGTGGTCGACGGCGCGAACAAGCAGGCGGTTGAGGAAATGCGTCGCCGCCACAACCTGCCGCTGATCGCTGCCGACAAACGCGAAAAGGCTGAGTTCATCGACATCGTGAACGCGGAGTTCATCAAGGGGAACATCCGCATCGCGACGGCGTGCGAGGAACTGTGGTACGAGGCGCTGCACCTGTCGTGGGACGAACGGGCGTGGAAGCGCGGCGTGCGCAAGGAAGACCCACGCGCTGCGAACCATAAACTTGACAGCCTGCTGTACGCATATCGTCTGGTCTACGCCTACCTCTCCGAAGAGTTCACGGCGCCGATCCGCCCGAATACCCCTGAATGGTTCGCCCGCGAAGAGCGCCTGATGCAGGAGCGCGCCATCGCGTCCCTCGACGAGCAGGAGGACGACCTCAAATGGCTAACGTGACCGAGAGCAAGTGGTTGGAGAAGGTGCTCTTCATGCGCGAGCACGGCGTCGCCCGACTGCGCGATTCCGACGGCGAAATCGAACTTTTCGCGTCCGTTGCGCCCGTTCCTGCCGACCAGAGCGGACCGCCAGAGGTGGCAAGCGTCCCCGTGACGTGCAACTGTCCGCACGACGATTCGCAGCACGACCCGGTCACGGGCATGTGCATCGAGGGTTGTCTGCCTGAAGTCTGCGCCTTCAAGCGCAGCGGAGCGTAGCCGATGGAAACCTCGCCCTCGTCGCTGAAGTGGTGGCAGTCCGACAAGCCCGCCGAGACGATCACTGCCGTCATCAAGCGCATGGTCGACAACTCCATGCCGCGCCTGCGCGACTACCGCATCGGCGCTGTGCTCTACGGGGCGACCGACCTCTGGGGGCCGTACGTCAACTCCACCATGCTGTCGAGCGCCTTGCCGCTCGCGGACTCCGGTCGCCTGCGCCTGAACGTCACGCAGTCCTGCACGGACACGCTCCAGAGCGACATCGGCAAGAACACGCCCCGCCCGATGTACCTGACGAGCGGCGGCGACTACCAGCAGCAGCGGCAGGCAGAGAAACTGACCGCGCTCATGGACGGCGTCTTCGCGGAGAACAAGACCTACGCCATCGGCAAGGAGGGATTCCGCGACGGGTGCGTGCTGGGCGACGGCTTCGTGTACGCGGGCATCCGCCACAAGCGGGCGCACCACGAACGCGTCCCCGCGTGGGAACTCTTCGTGGATGACGCCGAAACGATCAGCGGCGGTCCCCGGCAGATGCACCGCTGCCGCCTGATCGACCGCGCTGTGCTCCAGTCGATGTTCCCGAAGAAGCGCAAGGAGATCGAAAAGGTCAACTCAGGCCAGATCGCCTTCCCGGCGCCCGTGACGACCAGCCTGTCGGACCTGGTGGAACTCCACGAATCGTGGCGCCTGCCGTCCGGTCCTGACGAGAAGGACGGGTTGTACGTCGCCAGCGTCAACGACCTGACCATCGAGAAGAAGCCGTGGAAGCGCCAGTTCTTCCCGTTCGCGCGCTACCAGTGGTGCAAGCGCACGGGCGGCTACTGGTCACAGGGGCTTGCCGAGCAGTTGAAGCCGATCCAGCTCGACATCAACCGTGAGGCGGCGCTGATCCAGCAGTCGCACTACCGGCAGACGACCTTCGACATCTGGGTGCCGGTCGGGTCGAAGGTGAGCACGGACAAGATCAGCAACGAGGGTGGCGGGATCAAGAAGTTCTCCGGCCCGCAGCCGCCCTTCACGTCGTCGCCGCCCATCGCGCAGCCCGAACGCTACCGCTGGCTCCAGTGGCAGGTCGAGAAGGCGTACGAAATCGCGGGCGTGTCGCAGATGGCGGCATCCAGCGTGATCCCTGCCGGTGTCGAGAGCGGCAAGGCAATGCGGACGCTGGCGAACGTCGGCAGCGCCCGGTTCCGCAGCGCCGCGCAGGACTACGACCAGTTCTACGTCGACATCGCGGACATCACGATCGCGGCGATCGAGGACTACGTCGAAGAGACGCAGGAGGACTACCCCGTCAAGGCGCCGTCGTGGACCGGCTTCGACACGCTGAACTTCAAGGAAATCGGCCTTGCCCGCAAGGACTACGTGATTCAGGTCTTCCCCACGTCGTCGCTGCCGAACGAGCCTGCCGGGCGCATCCAGGAGATCGAGGACCTTGAGAAGCGCGGTCGCATCACGCCGCGCACCGCCCAGCGCCTCTTCGACTTCCCGGACGTTGCCGCCGCGAACGAACTGCTGAACGCCGCTGAAAACTACGCAGTGCAGTTGTTCGACCGGATGCACGAAGGCGTCTACACGGCGCCGGACCCCCGTGACGACCTTGAAATGCTGCACGAAATGGCGCTCCAGCACTACAACCTGTGGCGCCAGCAGGACGTGGGCGAACCCGTGCTGGAACTGCTCCGCACGTTCATTGGCGAGGTCGTTCGGCTGATCACTGCCGCCGCGCCTCCCCCGCCCCCGACGATGCCTGCCGCTGGCGGTCCGCCCAGCATGACCCCGAGGCCGAACGGCGCCGCGATTGGCGCGATGCCGATGCCCGTCCCCGCGATGTAAGGAGAGTCCCCCGTGAGCGAGACTGCTGCCCCCGCCGTTGCCCCCGTTGCTGCCCCTCCCGCCCCTGCCGCGCCTCCCGTGGCGCCTGCGCCGCCCGCCGCAGAGAAGCCCGCGCCCGTGCTCTCCCCGGAGCAGCAGGCACGCGCCAGCGCCTCTCTCGCCCAGCGGGAAATGGCCCTGCGCGAGCAGCAGCGCAAGCAGGTCGCTGAACGCGACGCCCTGAAGGCGAAGATCGAGAAGGCCGAGCGCATGGAGCGCATCGAGGCGCTGGCAAAGAGCGACCCGACCGCGATCCTCAAGGAGTTCGGCCTCGACTACGGCGCGCTGACCAAGGCGCAGATCGCTGCCAATCCGGAGGGCACGGTCAAGCGGTCCGACCTCGACGCGCTCGTCAAGAAGATCAACGAGGAGCGCGAAGCCGAAAAACGCGCCGCCAGCGAAGCCGCTGAGAAGCAGCGCGCCGAGCAGGAGCGGCTTGCCGTGGAGCGCCAGTACCTCGCCATGCACAAGTCGGTCAGCGACGTGATCGCGGGTTCCGACGCCGCGAAGGACGAGTTCGAGGAACTGCACTACGCATACGACTTGACAGGAGCGCCGGACCCTGAAACGCTCGTCCTGAACTACATCGGCCTTGACTACGAGCGACAAGTCAAGTCCGGTGAAAAGAACCCGACCGCCCTCGACCCGCGCAAGGCGGCAGAGGCGGTGAACGCGAAGCTGGCTGAACGCCTCGCCGCTCGCGACAAACTGAAGAAGTACGCCCCGAAGTCGGTCGAAGCGCCGAAGGATGCCAAGGCACCCGTCGCCGCTCCACCGCCGAAGGCCGAAGCGAAGGATGCGGTCACGCCGCCTCCCGCGTCGAAGCCGAAGGGCGAAAAGCCGGTGCCCATGCCGGGAGAACAGCCGATGGATTTCCTCCAGCGGTACCAGGAGTGGGCAGCGAGCAACGCATAGCAAGGGCGTGTCGAACGACCGCCGACCGCAAGTCACCGCAAGGCAAGACCGAAGACGCCGCGAGCCTGACGAAGAACACCCCGTCACCCAGCGGCGCAGCCATCAACTGCGCCTTACCGCCCGCCCCTCACAGAAGGGTGCGCGCCGAAGGAAAGCAGCATGGCTACCGAACTCGACCTTACCGCCGCAACTGCCGCGCTCAAGCAGCGTTTCGCGCCCGACGCGATGAAGTTGCTCGTGTACCAGAAGAACCCGTTCTTCGCTGCGCTGAAGAAGCAGGAGAACATGGGCGGCACCAACCTGAAGGTGCCGGTGCGTCTCGGCATCAACCAGGGCCAGTCCAGCGTCTTCTCGACCGCGCAGACGAACGCGTACGCCCCGAACTTCAAGGCGTTCGAAATCACGCGCGACTCCTACTACACCGTCGCCCAGATCAGCGGCGAGACGGTGGCGAGCACGAAGGGCGACCTGAACGCCTTCGTGGACCTCGTCGCGCTGGAACTCAGCGACTCGCTCCTGTCGCACACCGACGACCTCGCGGGTCAGCTTTTCCGCGACGGCACGGGTTCCATCGGCACGATCAGCGGCATCTCGACCGGCGTCATCACGCTGACCGAGCCTGACGACGTGACGCAGTTCGAAGTCGGGCAGGTCCTTCAGGCGCGCATCACCGGCAACGGCGCGCTCCGTGCGGCGCTGGGCTACGTGATCAGCGTCAACCGTCCTGCGGGCACCGTCACGGTCGCCTCCAGCGGTCAGGGTGGTTCCGCCGCCGATCCCTCCCTCTGGGTGCCCACCGACGACCTGCTCATTCAGGGCACCGACGACGCCGTCATCTCGGGCCTCGCCGCGTGGCTCCCCACGACCGCGCCGGGTTCCTCGGACAACTTCTTCGGCGTGAACCGCTCGCAGGATCGGTCCCGTCTCGCTGGCGTCGTGTACGACGGCACCGGCATGACGATCCAGCAGGCGCTCATCAACGGCTTCGCCCTCGGCTCCCGTGAAGGCGCGGAACCCGACATGGGCTTCTGCTCCTACGACACGTTCGCCGCGCTGGTGAACGAACTCGGGTCGAAGGTGCAGTACACCAACCCGCAGGCGACCACCCTCGGCGGCATCCCGTTCAAGGGTCTGGAACTGTACGCCAACCACGGCACCATCAAGATCATGCCCGACCGCTCCTGCCAGAGCGGCGTGGTCTACGGCCTCACGATGTCGACCTGGGCGCTCGCCTCGGCCGGTGGAGCCCCGATGGTGGACGAGTTCGGTCAGGGCATGTGGCTGCGTCAGTCCTCGGCCGACGGGTACGAGCTGCGCGTGAAGAGCTACGCCCAGCTCTACTGCAACGCGCCGGGTCACAACGTCAAGGTTCTCGTCACCGTCTAGTCCTGATCCGTGAGCGGGCGTCCTCGGGTAACACCGGGGGCGCCCCTCGCGCGGAGAGCACCACATGGCGAAGCCTCAGTTCCAGTTCAACCCGACCTACATTTCCGGCG